GTAATGCAATAAGAGGTGAAAGAATTAATCAACCATGTAGTTGTAAATCATCATCCGGTCTATGGGGATTATGTGTTTCGGACTTAAGACAATTTGTAAGAACTAAAGATGCAGAATAAGAGATTAGAAAATACAAAACGATTAGAAGTATTGTATAGAGAGTCTCACCCTTGGTTAATAGCTGCTACATTCAATATTGTAAAGGATAGAGATGTTGCAGAAGATTTAGTATCTGAACTCTATTGTTATTTAGGAGAACGAATTAATCCTTCTTTATGGTGGGGACAATCATTCAATGTAATGTATTGTTACGCATTTCTTAAAAGTAGATTCCTAAATAAAGTAAAGAGAGATAAGAAGATACAATACCAAGCTGATACGGAATCGGACACACCTGATGATGAATACGATACCGATTCAGATGAAAAGATAGATAAAGCATACAATGAAGTAATAGATGAGCTAAAGAATATGGAGAGAACTAAACTATGGCCGGCATCTAAATTAGCACAACTATATTTCTTTGATGATAAGATGACATTAGAAAAGTTATCATCAGAAATTAAGATATGCAAATCCACCTCCTTCACACAAATCAAAAGAGCTAAGAAACATTTAAGAGAAACAATAGATAATCCCTTTAGGACTAATTCTTAGGTGGTCTCCTGATACGTTCACTACAAAGGTGATAGATTGTGTTAGATTATAACAAACCAATTAAATAATGGATTATAATGGCTAAGTTTGAAAACGGACATAAATTAAGTAAGGGAAGACCAAAAGGAGCAGTTAATCGTTCTACGGAGATGGTTAAGCTTTCCATAGCAAGAGCAGTAGATAATACCCTATCAACTCTATCAAAAGATTTGGAGGAGATAAAGAAGAAAGACCCACAAGCTGCATTAGAATTAGCATTTAAGCTATTAGAATATACAATACCTAAGTTGAGTAGAACCGAAGTGAAAGCAGAAGTGAATCAAAGGATAGAGCAGATTACTGTAAATGTAACTCAAAAGATATTAGATGAATCAAATTAATAACGTTACATACAAAGAGGATAATTTAATAACACTTAAACGAAACCTACATTACGATTACATCATTACAGGTCCTGCTGATTTTGCGGAGCTGGGGATGGATACATTAGATGAACAACCATATTATAACTTTATGATGGAGAGGTTTAGTTTGTTTAATCCTAAATCAGGGTTAGTTACGTTGATTGCTACCAATAGGAAAGCGGATAAGCGTATTATACACAAACAAACTATCTACAACGATATAATGTTTAAGAATGATTTTAAATTGATAAGTGAGAAGGTGTGGGTTAAAACATATATGAGAGATGTTATATGGAGGTTAGGGTTTGTTAATATCCTTACATACCGTCATAAGAGTATGGAGAGAAAATATAAACTACCATTAATACCGGATTGCTTTCACTTCCCACATAAAGCAGGGACCAATGGGTTTCCACCTGAACTCATACATCAATTCGTTAAAGAGATACCTGGTGTAGTGTATGACCCTTTTATGGGGAGTGGCACAACCGCTAGAGTGTGTGAAGCATTAGGTAGGGAATGGATTGGTTCGGAGTGGTCTGATTCACAAATGTAAATTCACAATTGTAAACATGAACTTGGAAATTAATACAACGATAACTTATACCAATCAGGATAACTCACCAACAAGAGTGACGCATCATATTGGCGGCACCAGAAGCGGCAAGACCTACGCTTTGCTTCAATGGTGTATCGTTAAAGCGCTTGAAAAGAAAGAGATAATAACAATAGTAAGAAAGACAATACCATCGCTTAAAAGGACTGTAATGAAGGATTTTAAGGATGTGATGCAATTGTTGGATATATGGAATGAGAATGATTTCAATATATCAGATAGGATATACACATTCTATAATGATTCAATAATACAATTTATATCAACGGATGATGCTGAGAAGCTAAGAGGATTAAAGAGTACTATCTTATGGCTAGAGGAAGCAAATGAGATAGATGAAGAATCATACTTCCAGCTACAAATTCGTACAACAGGTCCAATCATATTAAGTTATAACCCTACTGTATCTCCATACCATTGGATAAGAGTGATGGGTGATTGTAGCAGATTCTTTACAACCTATAAGAACAATCCTTATTTAGATACCACAGTTAAGAAAGCCATTGAGGAATTAAGACATACTAATCAAAAAGCATGGAAGGTTTATGGTTTAGGAGAATGGGTAGGTAATGAGAAAGCAATATTTGAATTTACTCAATGTGAATGGTTGCCGGATGATGCAGAGTTTGTAGCATTTGGTTTGGATTTTGGATATAGCTCAGACCCTACTGCATTGGCTAGTGTTTGGAAATATAATAACGAGCTATACATTGTAGAGCATTGCTATGAAAGAGGAATGGTGACAAACGATATAGTGACTATGTTGAAAGGAGTAGTGAAAGGTAGAGAGGAGATATGGGCTGATAGTGCAGAACCAAGATTGATAGAAGAATTATATAGAGAAGGATTTAATATAAAGCCTGTAATCAAAGGAAAGGATAGTATTAACTTTGGTATTCAGGTAATGCAGAACTATAAGATAAACATACCAAAGACATGTCAGAATCTAATTAATGAGTTCTATTCGTATGAGTGGAGTAGTGATAGATTTGGAAAGCAATTAGATAGACCAATAGATTTTAATAATCACTTAATAGATGCAGCTCGTTACGCTTCAATGATGAGATTAAGTAATAAAGCCACATCAGCTGGAAAATATATAATATCAGTAAGATAAAACAAATATAATATGGAAAAAGAATTTGACATTAACAATCCTACTCCTCAAGACTTTATGGAGATGGCAACTTATGTAGCTATGAGTGAGAAGAAGAACATAGAGCTATTAGAAGAATTGAGAAAACACAAAGCTTATCTAACTGCTACAATACAACAAAGGAATTCAGCAGAAGCTAAATACCAAGCACTATTAGCACAACAAAATGCACCAATAATTCCTATTACTGAAGTAACTGTAATGAATACTGAATTGAATTTAGTAAATCCAGAACAATGGGCTGTACCTAAAGGTAAAGTAATTACAACACCAAAATCAAATAAATTATAATGAAGCAAGAAATTAAAATAGAAGTACCTACTAAATGGAGTGCAGTAACTCTAAAGCAGTATCTAGCCCTAAGAAAAGATTTGGAAACATACGCTGGCGAAGAAGAAGCTATAACGGCTTGTTTATTTCATCACCTATGTAAGTTTCCATTGGAATATATACAGCAACTAAACATAGATACCTACATTGCTATTAGAGAAGATTTAATTAGCTTCTTTAATAACATAGATATGCCACTACAAAAGTTTATCCAAATAGATGGAGTAGAGTATGGGTTTGAGCCTGATTTAAGTAGAATGGCTTATGGTGCTTATATAGATATTAGCAAATACGAAACGTTTGAGATAAATGAGAAGTGGGCTGAGATTATGAGTATTCTTTACAGACCTTTAATCAAAACAACAGGCAAGCTATATGATATTAAAGCATACGATGGTAACATAGATGGTGATAAATTTATGGATGTCCCAATGGATGTTCACTTTGGCACACTTTTTTTTTTGAAAACTTTATTAAAGGACTTGCTGAAAGATACCCAGAAGTCTTTGACGGGATTGACGGGTCTACCTCAGAACATCAAATCCGTTTTGGAAAAAAATGGAAATCTTACTCAAGCCTTGTCCAACTCGCACAAAACGATATAACACGCTTTGAGGAAATAACCAAAGAACCATTGGAAAAATGTTTGCTAATGTTAGCATATCAGGCTGATGTAGCATACTTGGAAGAACTGATGTATAAGGAAGCTGTTAGGAAAGGGTAGGTTCATAACTTTTGTATTTATGATTGTTAAATCTAAAAGAATAACAAAATACTATGGGAACACCAGCTTATAGACAGAATCAAAGGAGAAATCAAGGTATTTACTTAGGTCCAACTAGAGGTAGGTCATCACCTAAGAATTCACGTAGAGGATGTTTATGTTTGAATAGCAACACTTACGATGTTAAATGTTGTGGTGGTGCACTACAATCGCAAGGGATTGGACAAATACAATCACCTCCTATTATAAGAGGAGCATTTAGCTCTGGGTTCTCATCTGGATTTGACATAGGAAATATATAATAAAAAAGATAGAATAATGTCTCAATTAAATAAAACACAGCTAGAAGCAGAAAATCAAAGTAGTTTCCCTAATAATAATACGGGATTTATTACTCCATTAAAATTAAGAGAATTCAATACTGATATGATTGATTCCCTAGTTGATGAAGGTGAATATAATATAAATTCAGCTTCATTATCAGGTAGTGTAGCATCTATACAAAATCAGGTAAACTCTTTAGTACTATCAGGTAGTGGTATCGTTATTCAAGACGAAGGTATTACGCAAGGTACAGTAACTGCATTGAATTTTGTAGGACCAACAGTACAAGTTAATGTAACTGGTTCAATGGCTAGTGTTTATGCTAACACAACTGGATTAGCAACAACTGGTTCTAATGTATTCTCTGGCTCCCAATACATTACGGGTAGCAGTGGAATTACAGGTTCTTTTTCTATTCAAGGTAATTTAATAATAAACGGAACATCATATACATCAGCAACTAGCGGAACTGCAGGTACAAGCGGTACAAGCGGTACAAGTGGAGTAAGTGGAGCTAATGGAAGTAATGGAACTTCTGGCACAAGCGGAACTTCTGGTATTAGTGGTAGCTCAGGTTCATCTGGAACAAGCGGCACATCAGGTACATCAGGTACATCAGGAACATCAGGAACATCAGGTACATCAGGAACATCAGGAACATCAGGAATAAATGGAACTGGTGGTACAAGCGGCACATCAGGTACAAGTGGTGTGAGTGGTAGCAACGGAACAAGTGGCACTTCTGGGACTAGTGGAGTGAATGGTAGTGATGGTACTTCAGGAACATCTGGTACATCAGGCACTTCTGGAACAAGCGGAACTTCTGGTACGTCTGGAACAAGTGGAACAAGTGGCACATCAGGAACTTCTGGTACTTCTGGTTTAGGATTAAATTGGCAAGGAGTTTGGAATAGTGGAACAACATACGCAATTAATGATATAGTAGAATAC